AAAGATTATTTTTTTATAAATATTCCCCATCTTCATTTTCTATTTTATGATTTAGTAGTCTTTTATATTCTATTTTTATTTTATCAATTACTGGAGTTATAATACTAGATTTAACATCTACAATCTCTTTAATATATATATAAAGAGCCTTTTTATTATTAATTCCTATAGTATCATGTCTTTTTAGTATTAGTGCAAGCGCATCTGCAACTTTAATCTCCTCTTCTCTTTCAAATAAATTAAAGGCATTAATTTCAATATAATCGACTAGCTCATATATTAATGAAACTCTATCAGGTACACTCTCTTGAGGATTTACTATTAATTTATCTATAGTACTCTCTTCAGTATCTATAGTACTAATTTGTTTTTTTTCAATTAATTTACTATAGTTTTTTTTGCAATAAGCTATTAAATATCTTTTTGCTATAGTACCAAAATATGAATATGCCTTGCCTTTACTTTCATCATATAAAGATATTTTTTTATGTAAAAAAGATATTACTTCATATTTTAAATCTTCAAGATCATCTACTTCAGTCTGATAAAATTTATATGTATGAATAATATTTTCTACTAATTTATAAAATGCATTGTGTATTTTTGAATTATAGATCTTATTTCTTTCATTTAAATTTTCAGTATTTCTATATACTAAAATAGCGTCTTGAGTATCTAAAGTAAAATAGACATTTTTAGTTTTAGGTTTTCTTTTTCTAGGTTTTCCTTTTTTTGTTAATTCTACACTCTCCATTTAAAGCTTTTTTGTAAATTGCTGAATATTTTCTTGCATGATTTTTACATCATTAAAAAGCTGCTTAAGCTCTTGATCTCCACTAACCCATAAAGTTGAGTCTATTTTTTGTACAGTCTTATCTATACTATCAGCTAATTGTAAAATTGATTTTATAAAATTACTTTGATTTACAATAATTTGCTCAAATTTATAATTTTTACTATATAGATTATATATTACCCACCCCATTGCTAAAAGCACCCAAGATGCTACTATTATTCCTATAATCATTAATATTCCCATAATTTACATTTTTAATTCTCTATGTATTTGTCTTTTAATATCTTTTTCTTTTATACTTTCTTTTTTATTATATAATTTTTTACCTTTTCCAATTCCTATTTTTACTTTTATTTTTCCATTTTTTATAAAAAGTTCAATTGGAATTGCAGTTACTCCTTTTTCTTTTATTTGAGAATTTATATTTTCAATTTCTTTTTTATTTAATAGTAATTTTCTATCTTTATTCTCTTCATGAAGTGCTCCATTAATTCTAGAAATGTGTACTCCTTTTATAAAACACTCTCCTTTTGATACATAAATAAAACTTTCATTTATACTACTTCTACCCACTCTTATAGATTTTACTTCAGATCCAAGTAAAACAATACCAGCAGTGTACTCTTTTATAATATCATATTCAAAATAAGCTTTTCTATTTTTAGTGATCATCATAGATTACATTTATTTACAATAAGATCTGCTTGATGTATAATATATGGCAAATTACTTTTTAATTCAAATTCTGGAGAGTACTGAATTAGATAGACTTTATTAGATTCATCAAATGCTCCATCTTTTAATTTTATAGATAAAAATTCATTTTCAGTCATATTTATTCCAGCATTTTGAAGAGTGTATATTGCTCTATCAGAATATCTCATATGAGTCATTTCTGGATTAAATTTAAATAATTCACCTTTTTTATCTATTTCCCATTGATTATCATTAGGCTTAAAAAATGGCTTATCATTAGTTCCTAAACGACCCAAATTGCAATTTGCAGCAGAAAATACTAATTCTTCAATAGTATAATTTTTAGTCTGTTGTAATTTATCCCAAACTTTATCTAAAATAAGAGCAGATTCTATAATTTTTATAGTACTCTCAATATATCCTCCAGGATAACATCCAGTTTGAGTAATTCTTGCAGAAGCTGGAGATGTCAATAATACAATCTCTATAGACTTATAGAAATTAATAAGATTAGATGTTCTTTTATTATCTGGTAAATATTTAGATAATAAATCATAGAATTTACCTAAATTATCAACTAAATCTTGTTCTTTTAATTTTTTCATAATTTCTAATTATATTTTGCTTTAATTGCCATTTCTTCTGGAGAATACACTGGATTTAATATTACTGAATTATTAATTCTCTGTTGATTTCCTAATAAATTATAATCAAAAGTAGTATAATATATATTATTTAAGTTTCTAGTTTCATCTTTTATTATCATCATAGGGTATAAATTAGAATTTGTCAATGATTCTAGTTCATCACACATTCCAGGATCTTTATCACAAGGGACTTCTATAAATTTAATCTGGTTAGTATTTAATATTTCTATTAATTTTTTACATTTACTACATCCAGAAAGAGTTACTAATACTATATTATTCTTCATAATTAGGATCTAAATTTTTAAGTATTTCTTTCCATAATTCTATTTCATCTAATGACATATCAATAATATTAGAATCTAAATAAGAATATAGAATATCTAATTCTGTACTAGTTAATATTTTCTTATCTTTTATATCTTCTAATTTCATATAGTATATATAATATAGTTAAACTTTCTCCCCCCTCCCCTTTTTATATAATTTAATATAATGATTATTTTCAAATAAAAAAATTTTTTTTTACTTTTTTTTTAAATTTTTTTCTTATTATTAATTTTATATATTGATTATTATGGATAATTCTAATTTAATTCGAAATTTACTAGAAAATTACTTAGGGAAAGGTAAGCGTCTTTCTAAGGGAGATGTTGCATTTTATTGTCCTTTTTGTAAGCACCATAATCCAAAATTAATGGTCAATATAAAAACAGGAGATTATAATTGTTTTACTTGTCACCCTCCCACTAAAGGAAGATCTCCTATAGCACTTCTTAAAAAAATAGGCGCACCTAATGATGCACTTATAGAAATGAAAAGCTATTTTGTAAATGATACTTTTAAAATCATTAATACTCCAGAAGTAAAAACTATCACTATTCCTAAAGAATTTAAAAGTATACTTGATAATATGTCTGATTTAGAATGTAGACATGCAATAGCATATCTTAAAAATAGAGGTTTGACTTTACAAGATATTCAAAAATATAATATTGGATATTGCAAAATTGGAAGGTACGCAAATAAAATTATAATTCCATCTTATGATGCCAGCGGAAAATTAAACTATTTTATAGCTAGATCTTTTGAAAAAGAACCAAGATTAAAAATAGATTCTCCAGAATGTAAAAAATCTGAAATAGTAGGATTTGAATACTATATAAATTGGAATGTTCCTGTAATATTATGTGAAGGAGTATTTGATGCAATAGCAATTAAAAGAAATGCAATACCGCTTTTTGGTAAAACAATTCCTAAAGGTGTAATGATAAAACTTTTACAATCAGAAGTCAAAACTATATATTTAGCATTAGATGCAGATGCGCTAATGGAATCAATAGATAGTGCACAAAAACTTATTGATTTAGGAAAAGAAGTGTATTTAATTCAATTACAAGGTAAAGATCCTTCAGATATAGGATTTGAAAATATGATAAAATTACTTCAATATGCTACTCCTTTGAGTAGTTCAGAATTAATGTTACTTAAAATGAAAATAGCGTTATGTTAAATCCTCATATTATAGAGACTAGTATAAAAAAAATTAGTAAAATATATCATATCTCAGATATTCACTTCAGAAATTTTAAACGTCATGAAGAGTATAGAAGAGTGATGAATACCCTAGCTGATTATATAAAAAATACAAAGAATGACGAAAGCATAATATGCATTACTGGTGATATTGTGCATTCAAAAACAGATATAACTCCGGAATTAGTACAAGAGGTGCAAAATTTTATAAAATTAATGGCATCTTTACTACCCACATTGATAATACCAGGTAATCATGATGCAAATTTAAATAATAATCAAAGATTAGATAGTTTATCACCTATTATAAATGCTGTATCAGAAAAGAATATTATCTACATAAAAGATACTGGAGTTTATAAATTTGCAAATATTGATTTTATTCATTGGTCTGTTTTTGATGATCCTAAAAATTATATTAAAGCCTCTGATATAGATTCAGACTTCAAGATCTGTATGTACCATGGTCCAGTTAATAGCTCACTAACAGATGCGGGCTTTTTACTTGAAGACAATTCTATAAGTGTTTCAGATTTTAAAGGATATGACATAGTACTTTTAGGAGATATTCATAAAAGGCAATTTCTAAATGAGGCTAAGACTATAGCCTATCCAGGCTCCTTAATAATGCAAAATCATGCCGAATCTCTAGTACATGGTATACTAGTTTGGGATATTGATTCTAAAACATCAGAGTTTGTAGAGATCAAAAACGATACTTGCTTTTATACCATAAACGTAGAAAATGGCCTTTATGAAGATGCGCCAACTACAATACCAAATAATGTTTATATAAGACTTAGAACTAAAAATACATCTCAATCTAGAATAAAAGAGATAGGCGCAGAATTAAGAAAAGATAGAAATGTCATAGAATTATCACTGCAATCTATCAATGATTTTTCTAGTTCTTCTATTAAACAGCAATCAAATATAATCAATGTTAGAGATATTGAATATCAAAATTCTATATTGAGTGAATATCTTAATACTAAATTTAATTTATCTGAGGAAGAGATAATTAAAATATGTGCATTAAATAGACAATTTAATGAAAATTTACCAAAATCTGAAACTACTAGAAATTTACAGTGGACTATAAAAAAGTTTGAATTTTCAAATATGTTTAGTTATGGTAAGGATAATATTATTGATTTTACAAATATGACTGGCGTATATGGAATATTTGCAGCAAATGCAAATGGCAAAAGTTCAGTTATAGAGGCACTTACATATTGTCTATTTGATAAATGTTCAAAAACATCTAAAGCATCTTTAGTAATGAATAATAAATCAAAAGATTTTCATTGTAAGATAGAATTTGAATTTAATAATAAAACCTATATCATAGAAAAAAATGCAAAACGACAAAAATCAGATCATGTAAAATTAGATGTAAATTTCTATCATATAGATGAAAATGGAGTAGAGATTTCATTAAATGGAAAAGAGAGAGCAGATACAAACTCGATTATTCGTTCTTATATAGGTACATATGAAGATTTTGTATTAACTAGTATGTCAATGCAAAATAATAATACTGGATTTATAGATATGAGTCAGACTGAGCGTAAAGACTTACTATCTCAATTTTTAGATATTAAGATATTTGAAGACTTGTCTTTTGTGGCAAATGAAAAGCAAAAAGAGCACTCTATATTAATAAAAGAGTATAAAAAAATAGATCATTTTGAAAAACTCAAAGATATAGAATTAAATATAAGCGCATACTCTAATGAGTATAGAAATTTACAAATTAAAAAAGATGAAATTGAGACTAATCATGAATCTATAAATTCTGAATACATATCTTTGAATTCTAAACTTATAAATATAGAAAATAACTATATTGATATTAAAGAGTATGAGAATAATAAAATAAAAATAGAAGGTGATATTAAAAAAATAGAAGAAAAACTTGAAAAATCTGAAAAGATTATACAAGATATTGATGATGAAATATTGAAAATAGAAAGCAGTATTTTAGAAATAGATATAGACTCCCTAAATCAAAAATCAATTCAGATACAAGACTATATAAAAATAGAAAAGGATCTTTCAATTCAAGTAGAAAAATTAAAGACAGAAATGTCTCATAAACTTGAAAAAATGAAAAAACTTAAGGATCTTAAATATGATAAGAATTGTCAATTCTGCATGGAAAATGTATTTGTAAAAGATGCAATTGCCACAGAAGCTTCTATAGAGCGGCATAAAGAAAATGCTACGGAGGTTATTAATAAATTAAAAAAAATAAGAGAAGATATAGCCGAACTTAAAATTTATGAAAAATCAATAGACCTATATAATACTCTAGAAAAATCATTATCAGATAAAAAAATTAATAAATTAAAAGCTCAGACAGATCATCATAGACTATCATTAGAGCTAAATCAGAGCAATAAAGATCTTGGTGAATATGAGAATATGATTTTAAAATATAGAGAGCAAGAGGCCGCTATAGAATCAAATAAAGAGATAAGTGCACAATTAAAAGAGTTAAAAAATAAAATAAATATCATAAAAAATGAACTCAATATCATAAATAATGAAATAGCTCAGTGTAATACCGATCTTCAATTAGCGCAAAAAGAAAAAATAATAACTGAGCAGAGTATTGAAAAATTAAAGACTTTAGAAAATGAATTTAAGTATTATAATTACTACTTAATGGCAGTAAGCAGAGATGGTTTACCGTATAATTTAATTAGTTCTGTAATACCAAAAATACAAGATGATATTAATAATATACTATCTCAAATAGTTGATTTTCATATAATGATTCAATCTGATGGTAAAAATATAAATACATATATAGTCTATGAAGATAGTAAAATATGGCCTATAGAATTGAGTTCTGGAATGGAAAAATTTATATCTTCACTTGCAATAAGATCTTCTTTGATCAATATAACATCATTGCCTAGACCTAATTTTTTAGCAATAGATGAAGGATTTGGTGCATTAGATCATAGTAATATGAATAATATATCTATACTTTTAAATTATCTTAAAACTCAATTTAAGTTTATTATTATGATTTCTCATATTGATACAATAAGAGATGTTGTAGATTCTCATATTGAAATAGTAAAAAATAAAGAAGGTGTGTCTAGCGTTAGATTTCAATAATGATATTTATAAGCATGGAATTACAGAAAAAAGCACAAATATTAGTAGATTTTATAAATTTTTGTAAAAAGGCTCTAGAAATTGAAAAGTTGCCAAAGATCAAATTTATATCTGATAAAAATTGGGTCTTAGGAAAAAGAACTTTTGGAGAATATTCAAATCAAACCAGATCTCTTGTAGTCTATATTAAAAATAGAAATCTTGCTGATATATGTAGGACACTATCCCATGAGCTTGCTCATCATAGACAAAATGAATTAGGACTATTACAACCAGATTCAGGAGAGACTGGAAGCCCTATTGAAAATGACGCACACGATATAGCTGGTGTAATTTTAAGAAATTATGGAGAAATTCAACCATTGATATATGAATCAAAAAAATAAAGTTATATAATATGAAAAAAGAAACGGTTTTAAATAAAGAGTTTTCAAAAAAAGATATATCCAGATTAAGAAATCTATTAAAGGGTAAAACTGGAGACAAGACCCAGATACAGTCAGGATATGAAAAGAAGACTGAAGACCATTCAGAAGGAGACATTTGGGAAGAGAATGGAAAAACTTGGACAATAAAAAAAGGAATAAAGCAGACAATCACAAAATTAGATTCTATAAAGAAATTAATTGCTCTTCCTATAAAATGTCCAAATTGTAATACTCCATTTAAATCACATGGTATAAATAAAAAAATGTACTTTATACATGGAAAATGTTTTGATTGTGTTATAGAGATGGAGGCTGAAATTAAAAGATCTGGAAAGTGGGAAGAGTATGAAAGAGGTATTTTAAATTCAAATAAAAATTCAAGTTTAGAGGAGGTAGAAAACGCCCTTGAAGAATGGTATAATGCTCAAGATGAGTCTTTTGTTTCAGAAAATGGAGAAATTGAAAGTTGGAAAGGTGGAGATAAATCCAAAGTATATGAGCAGATAAAGAAAAATTTACAAGCTGCAAAAGAAGTGAGAATATAATATATTTATAGTAAATGAAAGATTTTTTTAATTTATTAAAAGAGTGGTCTATAGAAGGGCATAACGCCTCAGACTTATTAGAAGAAAAGTATATTAAATTAAATGAATTAAAAATAGATGAATTTTCTACATATGATTATCGTAAATCAGAGTATTCTAGTGGAAAATTTTTAGGAGATCACGTAGCATGGGAGTTTGAGGATAGATGCGGCAATATTATTATAGCAGTGTATATTATAGGAGTTGAGGAGTTTAAAAGTGGATATAAAGTAAATGAAGACGCACCAATAGTTTTTAATCCTAAATTATTAAAAGATCCCACAGTTATAAAATCTTGCCCAGATGATAGGAAAATAAATACTATTTATAAAATATTAATTAATGAAATAATACCAAAATATTTATTAAATAAAAAATCAAATAAATTAGAATTTAATCCAGTATCAAAATCAAGAGAAAGAATTGCGGATATGATAATGAATAAAATTATTAAAATTTATCCAGAATTAAAAAAGAAAAATAATTATTTAATATACATATAATGCCAAGTCAATCAAAATCACAACAACATTTAATGGGCATGGTTCATGCTGTGCAAACAGGAAAAATGAAATCTCCATCAAAAAAAATATCTAAACTAGCTAAATCAATGACAAAGAAATCAGCAAAAGAGTTTGCTTCTACTAAAACTAAAGGACTTCCTACTAAAAAGAAAGTAGTAAAAGAAAATTATGATAATGCAATAGGCGCTATTCATACAGTACTTAAGCCATATCCTGGATGTACTCCTGATAGTATGGTTAAACAAATTGATCCAGTAATGGGCGCTCAACATCATGGTATTGATCATCAGACTATACATGGTGTATATCCAACTCAAGATGAGGCTAAAAAAGTAGCAGAAGATATTCATAAACAATATGAAGGTGATATGAAAAAGCTAGAAGAGAAGAAAGATAGTGTAGCTAAAAAATTAACTACTACAATTGATAAACTTGAAAAGAAGCGCAAAGATCATATGAAGCTTGCAAAAGAGAATCCAGATCATGCAAGTGAACATAAGCAGCATATATCTCAAATACAAAGTCAAATAGAAGACTTGATGGATAAACTTGAAAAAGTTTCAAAGTCTAAGAAAGAAGATGAAAATGAAGAAGATGAAGACGGAAAAAAGAAAGTGAATGAGAATGCTGAAGTCTCTAAATATAAAATAGGAGATATAGTTATTCCAAATAAAGGACCACATAAAGGTCAAAAACATAAAGTAATACATGCGGGTGTAGGTGGTAAATATAATATAAAACCAATACCTCGTTTTCCTGGAGATAAAAATCAATACGGGCAAGGTGCAGTAAGTGCAAGTGAAGAAGATTTAAGCGCGCATATGGATGAAGCATCTATTAATTTATCTGCTGAGCAAAAAATGGTTGAATCATTTGTAAAAAGAATTGCAAAAGAATTTGGATATTCTTCTAAAGATGCTGCTAAATTTATAGTAGATACAATTAAAAAATTAGATTTAAAATAAAAAATATGAATCCATTTATATCAAAATTCGTATCAACTCTTTTAGCTTCAAGAACACAAGCTCATATATTTCATTGGCAAGCTCAAGGAGATTCTTCTTTTGCTGAACATAAAGCTCTTAATGAATACTATGATGAGATAGTTGATCTAGTAGATGAGTGGGTAGAAGCATATCAAGGCAAATATGGAATTATTACTGGATATGATGGTCCAGCAATTTTTAGAGAAGATAATGATCCTATAGTTTATTTTATGGCTCTATCTAAATATGTAGATACTATTAGAACTAGACTTCCACAAGACACATATCTTCAGAATCTAATTGATGAGATCTACCAGCTGATAGAGACAACCCTTTATAAACTACAATATTTACACTAATATGTGCTGTGATAGAAGCAAGATAACTTTAGATGAATCTGTAAACAAGCTCCTTATATCTGAGGGGCTTGCTTATCATTTGGACAATTCACTTGATTTAAATGAAAATATTTATCGTCCTCAATCAGCAAACTTTGTGGCTCTTTTCACAGAAGCGCGTCAGTTGCTAAATAGGGGACTTTTATCATTAGGCGATGAAGATACATGGTACCTGACAGAAACTGATCTAGGATTAACCGGAAACTACAATGGCATATCAGTTCCGCTAGACTACCCAATGACAATTGATTTTTTACTAGAGGTTAAAGCAAAGTCTAAACCAAAAAAGCATGTAGAGCTCAATAAACCACATAGAGGAGGCAGCAAGAAGTTTTATGTATTTGTCAGAAATCCCAAGACAGGAAAGATAAAGAAGGTTAGTTTTGGAGATACTACTGGGCTTAAGGCTAAAATTAATAATCCAGCAGCCAGAAAGAGCTTTGCAGCAAGACATAAATGCGCACAGAAAAAAGATAAAACTCAAGCTGGCTGGTGGTCGTGCAGATTGCCACGATTTGCAAAACTTTTAGGATTAAAAAGTAATTTTTCAGGATTTTGGTAATATGAGACCATATAAAGATGTTTTAGAAAATGAAGTTTTGATCAGAGAATTTGATGAGAATATTGATCCTATAGAATTACAGTGGCACAGAGATAAAGAAGACAGAATAATAGAATCTATAGACAGCGCAGATTGGAAATTTCAATTAGATAATAATTTACCAATTGAAATAAAAGGTCAAATATTTATACCCAGAGGAGTTTGGCATAGAGTAATAAAGGGGAGAGGGTTACTAAAAATAAAAATATTAAAATTATAATATGATAAAATTAATAGACATATTAAAAGAAGTCAATAAACCTGGACTTTGGGCAAATATTCAAGCTAAACATAAACGAGGAGAGAAACCTGCTCGTAAAGGTAGTGTAGCTTTTAAAAATGCAGTCGCTGCGGCTAAAAAAATAAACTCAACTGTAGAAGAATCACTTAGTCCTAAAATATATCAAATAAATGGTACACTTATGGCAGATACTACTCAAAGATCTCTTGCAGATATTCTCTCTGATATAAGAGCTATCACAGGTATTACTGTAGTACGTGTTACAAATAATCGGCAGCCATCTGCAGAAAAACTTAAAAAATATATTGTAGATATTAGTGTAAAAGTAGATCCAGCACCATTTGATAAATTTGATAAAACTATAATCGATGGTATAATCGAAAAAATAAAAAAAATCCCAGCAATACGCCGAGCAGATTTTATTGATAAAATAAAATTAGTAAAGTCATAAAAATTTAAAATATGTTTTCAAGTGATAATATGATAATAATGATTTCTGGTATAGTTATGGGGCTTGGCTTCATAATAGGATCAGCAGTCTATGTTAATAAATTATTTATACATCAAACTAGAGACGTATTAGTTAGGTTTATATTAATGATATTTGCATCTTTAGTTGCCTTATTTATAGTAGATAAAGTAATTGCATTTAAGATTAAATTATTGACTGATGAAATGAGTAATCAGTTATTTGATATGATTAAGACATTAACTCTAATGATATTCTCATATTATTTTGGAACACAAAAAACTAATAGTGATAAACCCATTGAAAATTAAGATATGGATATTCAAAAATTAAAAGGACATATTTCTGATAATGTTATAGAGCAATTACCAGATACAATAGCTAAATTTGGATTAGATACGCCATTAAAATTAGCTCATTTTTTAGCGCAAGTAATGCACGAATCTGGAAATTTTAAATCAATTATTGAGAATCTAAATTATGGAGCTAAAGGATTAAGATCTATATTTAGCAAGTATTTTCCTACTGATGATAAAGCCAATTTATATGAACGTAAACCTGAAAAAATAGCTAATTTAATATATGCTAATAGAATGGGCAATGGTTCAGAAATATCTGGAGAGGGGTATAAATTTAGAGGTAGAGGATATATTCAACTTACCGGAAAAGATAATTACGCCCTATTTTCAAAAGCAATAGGAGAAGATTGTGTAGCAAACCCAGATCTAGTTTCTACTAAATATCCACTAGCTTCAGCAGCGTGGTTTTTTCAAAGATGTCTATCAAAGTGTACAGATGCATCAGTAGAAGCAGTAACAGCAGTAACAAAATGTGTAAATGGGGGTCATATTGGGATAGAAGAAAGAATTAAAAACTTTAATATTATTTATAATTCTATAAAATAAAAAATAATAAAACTTATTGATTTATTATTTGAAATAAAAACAAGTATGCCATTATTTAATGATATACAAAAAGAACTTGATCATAGAGGATATAGAGGTGGCAGAAAAATAAGTCGTGGAGAGCATCTTAGATATATAATACCTGAATCCGATAAACCAGATGAGGTAATAAAGAATATTATGGAGTCTTTAGGAGTAAAAGAAAAAAACTATAGTCTAAATAAAATAGACAGAAAAGACTACTCTGCAGGTTCAAAATCATCTATATATGAAACCTATAAAATAAAAATAAATAATGATATTGGGGATTATAAAACAGGTCAAGAGGTTTATATAGTAGTATCAAAAGCTGAAAATTTAAGAGGTGCAAAAGGAGAACAGGCTGGACTTGAATCTTTTTTAGCAGATCTTGATAAATTTGGAGGATCAGTTGATATAGAATTAGAAGATGGAAAAGTATATAAAAATATAATTGGAGGAAGAAGAGATTATACTAATAAAAAAGCAGATTATGTATTATTTTCTGATAGTGGAGATGAAATATTTGTATCTCATAAAGGAGGAACAAAATATCAGCAATATAGTGGAATAAACTATTTTATAAAAAATTCAAATCAGGAAGTAGAAAATTTTGTAAAAGATGTTAAAGCAGTTATTAAATCTAAAAAAGAGTTAGATGAAAAAAAAGAATATGACTATATTATAAATCCACGTGATTCTTTTTATAGAAATATTAAAAGTAATGAATTAAAAGAGCAGTCAGTATTTGGAGTTGGAGAGAGCTTTGGATTAAATAAAGTGCAAATATTAGTTATAGGTAATTTAGGAATAAAAAAATCAGGGTCTGTATATAAATTAATAGGAACACATGGAATTTATGAATATGGAAATGTTCCTACTGGTGAATATAATCCAATAATGGCTGTATCATATAGGTATGGACATAATCAGGCTGGAATAGAAAATGCCAGATTTGGAATATATCCAGAAAAATTATTTAATCATTCTAAAGAGATATAAATGATAAGTTTAATAAAAATATTACAAGAGGAAAATAAAGGTCCTATAGATCTTCCTTCAAATCATGAACCTTTTATGTATAGTGAACATGGTTTTAGCTGTGCAAAATGTAAATATTATCATTTTACTAATGATCAGCATATTTGTGGAAATCAATATTTTCAGTCTTGGAATGGGAGTGGAGTTATGGATATAGAAGATCCAAATAAGTGGTGTAGTGACTGGTTTTCTGTAAAAGAATAAAAAATAATTAATATTTATAAAAAAATAAAAATATGATAAAATTATCACAATTTATAAAAGAATTTACTGGAAATTCAAAAGAGACTCCTAGAATATCATATGGTAATGAAAGCAGAGATTCATATACAATCCCATCTTTACAAAATCAAGATATGAATTCAATAAAATCAATTTATCCAATTGAAGATATGACATGTTTAGAATGTGATGGTCAAATAGAACCTAATGGTTATTGTTCAGATTGTGGTAAAGAATCTCATGAAAATGATGTATGGGGTCAACCAGACTCTGGACATCAGGCTACTATGGCAAGAGCAGAAATCAAAGATATGATTAAAAATGCAAGTCAATTATATAATTTAATACAACCAGGAACTGAACTTCCAGGATGGGTTGCAGCATATATAACATTAGCAAGCGATTATATTCATAGCGTAAATGAGTATGCACAAGAGAGATCATCACATTAGTCAAATATTAAATATAAATATGAAAAAAATAATATTATTAGTTATAGTAAGTATATTATCTATACTCATTTGCTATGGTCAAGACACAGTAACATTATATCATACTGGATATACTACTACATATTCAAAAAGTCTACATTATCCAGTATTAGTACAATGGTGGGAGACTAAAGCTAGAGTTGAATGTTCTACTCCACTTCCTAGACAAGATGCATTTGCACCAGATCCACTTCTATATGAAGAGACTAATTTAGCAAAAGATTATGTGGGTTCTGGTACTGATCGTGGACATATGTGTCCTGCAGCAGATAATGAATGTGGAGATAAAAAACTTTTACAAGAGTGTTTTTATTTTTCTAATATGGCTCCACAATATCACTCTCTTAATGCTGGAGATTGGAAATCATTAGAAACTCAAACTAGAAAATTAGCTCTTAAATATGACTCTATATATGTATGGTGTGGATCAGTAGGATGTGCTAAAAAAATAAAATCTTTAACTATTCCTATGGTATGTTGGAAAGTTATTTATATTAAAAAGACTGGTGAATTTAAGTCTTATATATTTAAAAATTCAACAGATCATCCATTAGGATTAGATCATTGGCAAACTGATCTTGAAGAGATTGAAAAATTAACAGGATTTAAATTTGAAAAAAAGTGATAAAATTAGCAAATATACTAAAAGAAAGTATAGTAAAATATAAAGTTATATTTAGAGATTATGGAGATGAAGAATATCCAGTAAATAAAATTTTTGATTCAGAAGATGAAGCTGAGAATTGGGCGGAATCAAATAAATGGGAAGAACATGGCATAGAAGAGTATGATCCTAAAATTAATGATTATGTTTTTAAAACAAGAGTCATGTATTATAATCCAGAAAATAAAGAAAATTATTTTGGATATCATATAGAACCTATATCTAGAGTAAATGAATCATTAAATGAATCTATAATGAAATCTCATTATGAAAAAATATCAAGTAAAATAGATCATATAATGAAAAAATTAAAGGATAGAGGATATGTCAAGTAGACTTTTAGAAGGAAATAAAGATATAGATAATCTTATAAAAACTCTAGATTCTATAATAGTAAAATTAAGAATTTCTGGAAAACTAGATAAAGATATTATTGAAGATCTAAAAGATTTTTATGATATTGAGATAGATGATTATATAAAAGATTATTATCTTAAAGGAAAAGAAATAAGTTCAGATTATGAAAATTATATTTCTGATAAAATACTAGATCTTATAATAACATTAAAACAAATAAAAAAATAATGATAAAATTAGCAGACATACTAAAAATAATAATAAAAGAAGTTCATGAAGATCATTCAAATCCAGAATTTGATGCTGATCCAATGGGATATATTCTTAAAAAGTATAAAAGATTAAATCAAAATCTTATTACACTTATGGGGGATAATTTTAAAGAATATCTTTCTGGAGTATTTATTATGTCTGAAAAACCTACTACATTTAAAGTACTTCTTAAAAATAGTCAAATATTTTATATGACTTATATGGGCAAAGCCTATGAAGCAACTGTATTAGGAAAGAGATACTATCTTTTAAATATAGCAGAAATACAAAGAGCTACTACTGCAATATCAAGATTACAAAGATTTGGCGCTCCAGCAAAAGCTCAAGGACCAGAATCAGAAATAGGACCTAAATCTGAAATTCCAAAAGAAGAAACTCCAGTAGAAAAACCTGAAACTACATAGAGAACTTTTAAGATAGATTTTATATAATATTTATTTTATATTATTATGATATAAATATACATAAAAAAATATAGTATATTTATTATAAAAGTTTTTATGCCAGAAAATGAAAATAAACAACTTAATATAAAAGATAAAATTAGAGAGGAGTTTGTAAAATGTGCTACAGATCCTGTCTATTTTATGAGAAAATATTATATGATTCAACACCCTCAAAGAGGGAGGCAGTTATTTGATTTATATCCATTTCAAGAGGCAGTATTAAAATTATTTTCAGGGGATAAAAATGTTATTATAAATAAATCAAGGCAGCTAGGTATATCTACTTTAGCATCAGCATATAGTCTGTGGTTGATGTTATTCCATAAAGATAAAAACGTCTTAGTTATTGCAACAAAGCAAGAGACGGCTAAGAATATGGTTACTAAAGTAAGATTTGCATATGATAATCTACCTACTTGGCTTAAGATTGGATCTACTGAGGATAATAGACTTAGTTTAAGACTTACAAATGGCAGTCAAATTAAAGCAGTATCTGGAGCTAGTGATTCAGCACGTTCTGAAGCTGTATCATTACTTATAATGGATGAGGCTGCATTTATCGATAATGCAGAAGAACTTTTTGGCTCAGCTCAACAAACATTAGCAACTGGCGGTAAGTGTATAGCATTGTCAACTCCTAATGGTGTTGGTAATTGGTTTCATAAATCCTATATAAAAGCTCAGAAGAAAGAAAATAGTTTTGTGCCTGTATCACTTCCATGGACAGTACATCCTGAAAGAACTCAAATTTGGAGAGATAAACAAGATCAAGATCTTGGAATAAGAATGGCGGCACAAGAGTGTTTTAGTGCAAATACTAGAATTTTTACATCAGTAGGATTAAAAGAGATAAAAGATATAAAAATTGATGATTTAGTATTAACTCACACCGGAAATTTTAAAAGAGTAAAAAGATTATATAAAAAAGAAAGTAATGATTTATACAAAATAAAAACCAGTAAAAATTCTAAATGTGTTTATGTTACAAAAGATCACCCATTTTTATCTAATGAAAATAGTAATAAATATGATGCTATTTCTAAGATAGATGAAGTATATACTATACCAAAAAACATAAATTTAAAAAGAGAAATAGATACTATAGATATTTATGAATTATTTAATCCTTTACATTTTAAAAAAATATGCGCTGGTTCTACTTTTTATATAAATGACAGAAAACATAAAATAAAGCATAATTGTAATATAGAATTAGGTTATGAATTAGGAAAGATAATAGGATTATATTTAGCTAAAGGATCTAAGACTAGATTAAGAGTAACATATGCATTTAATTATTCTACAGAATTAAATACATGGGTGCAAGATTTACAAAAATATATAGAACTTGTATTTGGAGTAAGCTCCTTTAATATAAGAAGACAAGATAATACGGGTCAGATTTCTATATGCTCAGAAATAATTTCTCAAGTAATTTCTATGTTTGTAGAAGGCGATAGTTCTATAAATAAAAAATTATCTAATTTTTACTATAATAATAATAATATAGAATTATCTAAAGGTGTATTAGAAGGATATTTACTAGGGGATGGATGTTTAAAATTAGATTATAATAAGCAATATATAACAACATCTGAAGATCTGTATTATGATATTTATTATTTATCTAATTTATTGGGGGCTAATAATATAAGTATTAAATATCCAAAAAATTTAGATCCTTATATATCTGAAATATTAGGAAGAATGTGTATATGTCATCCTAAATTTAATGGATCTTTTTTAAAAACAAAAAATGAAGAGTTATCTAGCATATATTTAGGTGGAGATAGAAAAGCAAAATTAATAAAAGAAGACTTAGAGGGTGAATATGAATGTTATGTTTATAATATAGAAGTTGAAGAAGATCATACATATGTAACAGAACATGGTATAGTTCATAATTGCGATTGCGATTTCTCAAGTTCTGGTGCTACAGTAATAATTCCAGAAATACTTTCATGGTATGAAGAGAATATAGTATTAGAACCTTTAGAAAGAAGAGGGTTAGATAAATCATTATGGATTTGGGAATATCCAGCTCCTACAAAAACATATCTACTTTCAGCAGACGTTGCTAGAGGTGATGGCGCAGACTACTCAGCATTTCATGTAATTGATGTAGATACATTAACTCAAGTAGCAGAATTTCAATCTCAGTGTGATACACGAGAATATGCAAATATAATATTAGCAACAGCTGCAGAATATAATAATGCTCTAGTTGCAGTAGAAAATGCAAATATTGGTTGGGATGTTCTTCAATCTATTTTAGAAAGGGGGTATACAAATTTACATTATAGCCATAAAGCAGATTTTAGTCTAGATCAGGACAAGCAAATGAATAGATTTGATAATACTAGTACTCTAGTTCCTGGATTTACAATGACTACAAAATCAAGACCTATTATTATTGAAAGAATGAGAGATTTTATAGAGACAAAGCAGGTCAATATAAGATCAGTGAGGCTTTTAGAAGAATTGAGAGTTTTTATATGGAAAAATAGCAAACCTCAAGCGCTAAGTGGATATAATGATGATTTAGTAATGTCTTTTGCAATAGGCATGTATATGAGAGACTCATCTATAAGATTTAGAAAAACTGCAGAGAGCTTAACTTATGCTAGTCTTGACTCTATGACTAAATCAGGAAATTCAAATTTAATATATAATTCAATAAATAATTCAAATACAAATCCTTGGAAAATGGATATTCCTCATATGGGAGGTACTCATTCAGAGGATATTTCATGGTTAATATAAAAATATAAAATGGCAAATAATCAACAAAATCTATTTTCAGCATTAAGAAGACTATTTAGTACTGATGTAATAATCCGTAATGATGGCGGTAATATGCTAAGTGTTATGGATCCAGATAATATCCAATCAAATGGCGTTATCCAGACAAATAGTCTTATAGATAGATTTCACAAAGTCTATACTACATCTACTGCGTATGGCGTAAATCTAAATTTGGCCCAAAATTATCAATCTGCAAGAGTTCAGATATATGCTGATTATGATGCTATGGACACAGATGCAATTATAGCTTCAGCACTCGATATAATAGCCGATGAATGCACACTTAAAAATGAACAAGGTCAAGTACTTACTATAAGATCTTCAGATGAGACTATACAAAAATTACTTGAAAATTTATTTTATTCTGTCTTAAATATAGAATTTAATCTCTGGTCTTGGATAAGAAATATGTGTAAATATGGAGATTTTTATCTTAAAATGGAAATTTCTGAAAAATATGGAGTATATAATGTAATTCCATTTTCTGCATATAATATAGTACGTCAAGAGGGGTATAATCCACATAATCCAAATGAGGTCCGTTTTAAATTTGACCCTAATGCAGCACTATCGGCTACTTCTGGATATACATCAGCATTTAATAATCAAGATCCAGGTGTGTGGTTTGATAACTATGAAATGGCGCATTTTAGGCTAATTGGAGACGTTAATTATTTACCCTATGGTAGATCATATCTAGAGCCTGCAAGAAAGCTATTTAAGCAATATACGCTTATTGAAGATGCAATGTTAATACATCGTATTACTAGAGCCCCAGAACGCAGAATATTTTATGTAAATGTGGGCGCAATTCCACCAAATGAAGTTGAAAATTATGTTCAAAAAATGATCAATAAGATGAAAAAAACGCCTCTTATAGATCCTAATACTGGACAATATAATCTTAAATATAATCAGCAAAATCTACTAGAAGACTTCTTTATTCCAGTACGAGGCAATGATTCTACAACAAGAATAGACACCGCAAAAGGACTTGAATATAATGGAATAGATGATGTAGCATATTTTAGAGAGAAGTTATTTGCTGCTTTGAAAATTCCTAAAGCTTTTATGGGATATGAAAAAGATCTCACAGGTAAAGCAACTCTTGCTGCAGAAGATATTAGATTTGCACGTACTATAGAAAGAATTCAAAGAATTATTGCATCAGAGCTAAAAAAGATTGCGCTTGTACATCTTTATGCAAATGGGTACACAGATGATTCTATGGCTAATTTTAGCTTATCACTTACAAACCCATCAATTATATATGATCAAGAAAGAATAGCTTTATTTAAAGAGAAAATTGATCTTGCTAATCAATCTATAGAAGGCAATATATTACCAAGAGAATATGTATGGGAAAATATATTCCATATGTCACCTGATAGTTTTGGTGAACTTGAGGATATGATAGTAGAAGATCAAAAACGTAAATTCAGATATGATCAAATAACTACAGAAGGTAATGATCCACTAGAATCTGGACAGGCTTATGGAACTCCACATCAAATTGCCGGTCTTTATGGAGGACAAAAAGTTTTAAATGTGCCTACTGGATATAATGAAACAAATCCAAATGAGCCTGTAAAATTACCAGGTCGACCTAGAAAATATAAATCTACATTTGGTACAGATAGTAGTGCTTTTGGCAGAGATGGTATTGGAAGATATGGTATGAAATCTAATGCAGAGACTGGAGAAGACTCATTAAAACCTAAATATAAAGGCGGACCAATGAGTTTTGAAAGTACTATGGCTGTATATCTAAAGAATAAAGAGAGTTTGGAAAAGATGTTTCCAGGAAAAAAAGTTTCTCTTTTTGAAGAAAAATCAGAAGAATCTTCGCTCTTAGATGAAAGAAATATAAAAGAAGACTAAATTAGCAGATAAATTGATATATTTATAAACAGAATTAATTGAATTCATGATAAAAATAAAGCATTCAAAATATCGCAACTCTGGGGTATTATTTGAACTTCTTGTAAGACAGACTACTTCAGATCTAATAGCAAATAGAGAGTCTAAAGCTGTAAAGATATTGAAAAAATATTTTACTAATACTGAACTTGGTAGAGAGTACGCTATGTATAATACTCTTACTACAAGTCCTAAACTTTCAGAATCAAAAGCTGAAATGTTAATTTCTACAGTATTAGAGCAGCATAAAAAGCTAAATAAAGAGTCTTTACAAAAAATGAAATATAATCTTATTAGAGAAATTAAAGCTAATTATGATTTAGATGAATTTTTTAAAGCGAAAATAGATAATTATAAAACATATGCTGCAATATATAATACTTTTGAATCTGAAAATGTAAATGAAACAGATTCTAAGCATATCTTTTTAAATAAAGTAGTAATATTAGAGCATATTACAAAGACAAATTTAAATCAACTACCAGCTTCAAAAAGTATAGTAGAAGATTTAATGAAAGAGGATAAAGAGATTAGAATTCTTACTTATAAAATACTAGTAGAAAAGTTTAATGATAAGTATGATAATTTATCAGAAAGACAAAAGCAAGTATTAAATAAATATATTACAAGTATATCAGATACTACAAAATTAAAAAAATATCTTAATGAGGAGATGTCTGCAATAAAAGCAGATATTGAAATATTAATGAAAAAAATACCAGATCAAGTTATAAAAATAAAATTAGAAGAAATTTCTAAATTTATAAAACCTATAAAGCAGACTAGTAGAGTAAAAGATGAAACATTATCTGGAATATTGCAATATATAGATTTAATAGAAGAACTCAAAAAAACAATATAAAATATGGATATACATTCAATGATGAGTCATCTTCTAGAAGAAGAAAAAAGTCTAACAGATGTTAAAAATGAAATTGGGAATATTTCAAATTCAATAGCACAGGCAATACAATCTGGAAAATTAAATATTAAAGATCTGCAAGATTTTCTTTCTAAGCATAATATAACTTTAGATGAAATGTCTGCAACAAGTGGTGGAGCAACTGCTGGTAGTGGTGCTACATTTACTCCTGGACCTGGAATGGCCTATGCTGCACCAATAGGGAAAAAAATAAAAAAAGAGGCGCAGAATCATAGATCTCCAGAAAAAGATAATATATACACTTCACAAGAATCAGGAAAGTTTAAATCTGACTCTGATCGTATATTTGCAAAATTAAAATCTGCTAAAATACACGATGGCTCTGAAGTTAAAGTAGGAGATAAGGTAAAATATGGATATGATGAGGTTACAATAACTAGAATAATGAAAGACGGAAGTCGAGTAAGAATTGCAGGTAAAACTAAAGATGGAAAAATTGTAACAGGGTACTCAACACAATATAGACCAATAAAAGAGACTAAAGACAAAGAACCAAAACTTGCAGCAGGAGAGCGTAAGCATATATATGATGTAGATAAATTTGGTTTCACTCCAGCACCTTCAATTCCAAATAGACCATCAAAAGGTGGATTTCAGTATAAATCACTTTGGGATGAATCAGATCAATTGCAAGAAAGTTACTCAAGATTTAAAAAGGCAGTAAAAGAGCGTAATAATGCCGAGCAATATCATACTGGAGTAGGTATAGTAAGAAAAGAATTAGGTAAAATATCTAGAATGATGGAGTATTTAACTCAATTAAAAGAAGAACTTAATTCTAGAAGTGATCTTAAAGAAATGACTCACACCAGAAAGACAATGGATAAAATCACAGAAATGATTAAATCTATTTATGCAAAGCATAAAAAATTAAAATAATCTCTATATTTATAAAAAAATATAAAACATGACAGTAGCAAATTTATTTGCAAAACACAGAGCTGGAGAAATATCAAAAGATAAATTTCTTATAGAAGTTCGCAAAGATCAGAATCTGCCTTGGATATCAAATTTAACTTCATATGATGATGCTATCAAAATATTGAAGCAAAAAGGCGTGATTAAAGAGTCATTTCTTGGATTTGGTAAAAAGAAAGATTCATATGAAGGTCCTAATATAGATGGTCTAGCGAAATCAGTAATAATTATTGCACGAGATAGGTATAAAAAAACTATTTCACATGATAAAGCTGTAAATCTTATAAAAAAATATGCTGGAGAAATAGAATCATTAAAAGGATATTCAAATAAAGGATATAAGCCTAGTGATGATACAGTAGCAGCTCAAATAATTAAGAAGGCACACGAAAAGGGAGAAATTTTAGATGAGAGTAAAAAAATGAGTGAATCTGTTAGTCAATATACTATAAAAAAAGCCGCAAAAGATAATGATCTAGATTCAGCTATATCTGACATACAATACGAACTTGGAGTTGGATCGCCTAAATATGCAAATCACTACTTTAATAGAATCCCAGATATAGACTCGAATTGGAAGCATATGACTATACCAGAAAGAGTCGAGTTACTTACTGATTTTGCAAAAGCACAAGCTAAGAATTTAGATGAAGCCAGAGACCATGACTATGAGCCTATATACAGAAGAGAGCCAGTAGATGCAGTAGATGATCAAGATGACTTTGATTCTACAGATTATTTAGAATTCACAGATGGAAATACTACAGTTTCTTTATATAAAGATGGAAGTCATTGGATAGAAGGGGATATAGTAAAAGGAAAAAAACCATATGGTTGGGGAGGTAAAACGTATATGAGTTATCTTACTCCAAAAGATATTGCAGGATATTTAAGCCAAGATTATGGTGGAAAGTGGAGTTCATATGAAGGATTAGAAGAAAGCAAATCTCCAAAGAAAATCATAAAAGAATCTCAAGAAGAGCTATATCTTTCTATTGATAGAATGAATCCTATACTCGTTTATAAAGCAGTAAATACAGAACTTGCAAAACTTCCAGAAATTTCAAAAGAGATTTATCAAAAAACTCTTGAGAAAGTAGTCAATAGACTTAAAAAAGATCCTACTGCATATGATGATATTATAATATCAAATGCAAAACAGATGCGCAAAGAAGATGAAAAACGTAAGATGGTGCCAGTAAAGAGTGAGCTTAAAGATCCACACCATCAAATGAAATCACCTAAAGGTCTAGAAAAAGTTAAATCTAATACAAAAGAGACTAAGACTGAGAATAAAAAGGGCAAACCAAAAGGTGTAAAAGAAATGTCATCTCATGCTAAAGGTCATAAAGGCATGAAACAAATGAAGCAGCCTGAGAAAAAACATAAAGTAATGGAGTCTATCATAGAGAGTCTTTTAGAAAAAAAAATAAATGAAGACACTCATTGGAGATATGGAATTAATCAAGGCGTAGAGACTCCTGATGGACATGGTATTATAAAAAATATAATGGGGGGCACTTTAACTGTAGAACTTGAAAATGGAGATACTCATGATTATCAACTAAATGTAATAAATCATATTGCTGATAAAGGACAAAAGTCTATAAATCATATTTCTCCAGTATCAAAGAAAGAAGAAAATAAAACTTCAAATTCAGATGAGAAAAAAGACGCTATTATAAAAAAAGTAGTGGAGTTTCTTAAGAAGAAAAAAAAGAAGGTGGAAGAGGACACTTTAATACCTACATCTTCAAATAAACAAGCGCTTAAACAAAAAATAGCAAGTAATTCTCGACTGAATCAAAATCAAAAGAATTCAGCTAATACTGCAATAGACAAAGGCGATATAGTAAATATATAATAAATGAACAAACAGCTTCTTATAGACTATTCATTATTTAAACCAATTGGCATGCTTAAAGAGGGTATGCGTAATGGTGGTGCTATGATAGTAGTAGGTAAATTATCTTCAGCAGATATACCCAATGCAAATAAAAGAATATATCCTTTTGAGATATTAAAAGAACAGGCTAAAAGATATGCAGAAGGTCCAATTAAAGAGAATAGATCATTTGGAGAATTAGACCATCCAGATACTACTATAATAAACTTAAAAAATGTAAGTCATATTATATTAGAAATATGGTGGGAAGGTAAAGATCTTTATGGCAGAGTAGAAATATTAGACACACCTTCTGGAGAAATACTAATGAAATTATTTAATAGAAATTTAAGCGTTGGTATTTCTTCAAGAGCATTAGGATCTGTAACTCAAATAGGAGAAGGTCTTATGCAAGTAGAAGATGATTTAGATCTTATATGTTGGGATTTTGTAAGCACGCCTAGTAATTTTGGCAGTTATATGAAACCTGAATTACAAACTGGTTTAAGAGAATCAGTACAATATTCAGTAAAAGAAGATAAATACAGTAGAGCTCATAGTCTTATAAGAGATATAATATGTGTGCAAAGCGGCGTTTGTTGCATAAAATAAATAAAAAATAAAAATATTTTAAAAAAATGTGCTATTTTTGCGCATTTTTTTTTGTTTTCGCCAAAAGTGTGATATTTATGATCAGATGTGTTATTTCTAATATGACACTAATAATCAATTTCCGTATATTGCTCCACATCCTACCAATGAGCAATTAGAAAAATACCAAAAAAAACTTTAAAAGAGTATGGAAAGTATTTACACACAAGCAATTGCTGATGCTAAAGCCGTAAGAGAAAGTGCTATAGCAAATGCAAAAGCAACAATTCATGAGGCTTTTGAGCCAAAAATTAAGGCTATGCTTCGTAAGTCTATCGTAGAATCTGAAATGGATGAAATGGACGAAGCAGAGCACATTGTTCACACAAAAAAATCATCTCGTAGTCATGAAGCAGGATATGCTCCAGCTAAAGCTCCTAAAGGTGCAATAGAAGACCTTGAAGAAGAATATGATGAGATGGAAGAAAGTGAAGAAGATGAAATGGACGAAGCAGAGCACATTGTTCACACAAAAAAATCATCTCGTAGTCATGAAGCAGGATATATGCCAGCGCCAGCTCCTAAAGGTGCAATAGAAGACCTTGAAGAAGAAATGGACGAAATGGATGAAATGCATCATGAAGAAGAGATGGATGAAGCTAGTCTAGATGAAATCTTAGATGAACTTAGTTCAATGGACGAAGATGGCGAAGAAGATCAAGAAGAGGACGAATTAGATGAGTCTTATGAAATGGACGAGGCTAAAGAAGAAGATGAGGAGGAAGAAGAAGATGGTCAAGAGCCTGAAGAAGAGACTAAAGTAGTTGATATTACACTTGGTGATCTTGTAGATGCAATTAAATCAGCTATGGCTGGCACACATGCAGAACCAGATGGTGATGAAGCTCCAGAAATGTCAGATGATTCAGAAGTTTCTCTTGATGAAATTCTAGCAGAACTTGAAGAAGAAGGCGAAGAAGAAGAAATGGATGAAGCTAAAAAAACAAAAGTAGCAGGTACTAAAGGCGCAGCAGTAAAGGCATCAGAAAAAGAAACTGACTACAAAATTAAAGCTGAAGAACTTGAAGAAGCTAAGAAAGCAATCAAGAAAATGCAAAAAGAGCTTAATGAAATAAATCTTCTAAATGCAAAACTTCTTTATGTTAATAAGATCTTCAAAACTAAATCTCTTACTGAAAGCCAAAAAGTAAAGGTTTTAAATGCATTTGATAGAGCAACTACAGTAAAAGAAGTTAAGAATGTATATGCAACTCTTAATGAAGCAGTAGCAGCTACTCCAAAAGCACAACTTAAAGAATCATATGGTTTTGCTTCAAAGCCAGCAGGAAATGCTCCAAAAATAAACACAGTTGAATCTGACTCTTTTGTAGCAAGAATGCAAAAATTAGCAGGACTTTAATCAAATTAATTTAAAAACAAAAATAAAAAAACATGAGTTTAGTAAATTCACTACTTACAGAAACCGCTCAGAATTCATATGGTACTCAGATGTCGGTATCTCAAAAGCTCGTTAAGAAATGGGCTAAATCAGGTCTATTGAAAAACCTGAATGAAAATGATCAGCGCACAATGGCGCAAATTCTTGAAAACCAAACCAAGCAACTTGTAGTTGAAACTTCTACATCAAGCGGTAACTCTTCTGCGGGTTCAGGTGCTACTTTCACAGCAGGCGCCGGTGAACAGTGGGCTGGTGTGGCTCTTCCACTGGTACGTAAAATCTTTGGTCAATTAGCATCAAAAGAATTCGTATCTGTGCAGCCAATGAATCTGCCTGCTGGTCTAGTATTCTATCTGGATTTCCAATATGGTACTGCTGGTAACCCTGGCTTTACACAAGGTGGCTCAGTATATGGTACAAAAGATGCTAAGGATTTTGGTAACTCAAATACAGGTGGTCTTTATGGCGCTGGTACTTTTGGGTATTCATTAAACTTATTTAGTGCAAGCTATACAGCCTCTTCAGTATTGACTGGTTCTCAAGTTTCTTGGGCAAACCTTAATTTTGATGCAAACTATTCTGCATCTGTTGCTGCAGGCGCAGTTGCAATTGTAAACTTTGCAAATGCTAGTGCAACATTATTCCCTTATTTAAATCAATACGGTGTTCGTGCTTTTGAAATTACTGGTGCAGTAGCTAGTCTTGCAACTACAGTAAGTCCTACTACAAGTGCAAATCAGTTTACTTCTTACAATAATATTACAGATACATTGTCTTTTGTAATTGTAAGTGGCTCTTCTACTTTCCCTACAGCAACAAATAACCTACTGACTGGTAGCTTAATGACTGTATTTTATAATAAGCAGACTGACTTTAACGCAATAGGTGATTTTGAAGATCGTACAAGTACTCCATCTGTACCAAATGCTTATTCTCCTAGTTCTATTTCAATTCCTGAAGTTAACGTTCAGATGATTAGCCAAACTATCTCTGCTAAGACTCGTAAATTGAAAGCACAATGGACTCCAGAATTTGCAGAAGATCTGAATGCTTACCACTCTGTGGATGCTGAAGCTGAATTGACTGGTCTACTTTCTGAGTATATTACTCTTGAAATTGATCTTGAAGTTCTTGATATGCTGATTCAAAAGGCGCCAACTGTTGACTACTGGTCAGCTAAGATTGGTAATCAGATCAACTCTACTGGTACAGCATTTGTTGCAAATACAAATGGAGTATATTATACTCAGATGACTTGGTTCCAGACTATTGGTATTAAGATGCAGAAGCTTTCTAATATCATCCACCAGAAAACAATGCGTGGCGGTGCAAACTTCCTAGTATGTTCTCCAGCAGTAGCCACTATCCTTGAAACTATTCCAGGATTTGCAGCTGATACTGACGGCGCAGCAGACACAATGAAGTATGCTTTTGGTGTACAGAAGATTGGTGCTCTTAATAGTCGTTATAAGGTTTACAAAAACCCGTACATGACTGAGAACGTAATTCTGATGGGCTTTAGAGGTAATCAATTCCTGGAGTGTGGTGCTGTATATGCCCCATATGTTCCATTGATCATGACTCCTCTAGTATACGATCCTAACACCTTTACTCCAAGAAAAGGTATTATGACTCGTTACGCTATGACAATGGTGAGACCCGAATACTATGCGAACTTGTTCGTATCTGACTTGAATATTGTTTAAGTTTAAGTGTTAAAATAGATAAAAGAAAAACCCAGTTTCTACTGGGTTTTTTTATGTTTATAATAATAATGAGATATTTATATAAAAGAGAGTTTAATTTAATTTCTTAAAATGTAAATATGAGTCAAGATCAGACAGTTTCAGAAAAGAGAAGACCTAAAGGTCCTATAAAATTTCAAATCCAATTAAATGAAGAACAAAAGGCAGCAAAAGAACAAATATTAGCACATGATATAACAGTACTAAAAGGCGCAGCTGGTTCATCTAAAACTTTATTAGCATGTAATGTAGGACTAGATTTACTTTTTAAAAAAGAAGTTGAGAGGATTTACGTAGCACGACCATTTGTATATACTGAAAATGAAAAACTTGGAGCTTTACCTGGTGGAGTATCTGAAAAATTAATAGGGCTTACTACCCCAATTATAGATAATATGTATAATCTCTATAATAAAGAAAAAATTGATAATTTATTAAGAGATGGAATTATAAGTATATTACCACTTGCATTTATGAGAGGTATGACATTAAATAATTCAGTAGTCATATTAGATGAATTTCAAAATGCAAAATTATCTCAAGTTTATACTGCGCTAAGTAGACTAGGTAAAAATTCAAAGATGATAATTACAGGAGATATGTCTCAGTGCGATCTTCCAAATAAAACAGATAGTGGATTTGGATTCTTTAAGACTCTTGAAGATGAAGGCATAGTAAAAATTATTACTTTGAAAACCAATCACCGTCATGATCTAGTAGACAAAATCACAAAAATATATTTAGACTACAGAGTTTAATATATTGATATTTATTATTAAATAATTCTTTAGATGAGTAACCCACAAAACTGGCCAGGTAGTGCATCTTTTTCACCAGGAAGCACGCCTTTTGGACTCTATGATTTAGACCCTACATTTGCAAGTGAATCAGTAAGAGTAGCTGATTATTGCGCAAAGAAATTAGGTTATCCTACAATGGATGTAGAACTTCAAGATACTCAATTTTTTGCTTGTTTTGAGGAGGCAGTATCAACATATGCTCTAGAGATTTATCAATCTAAAATAAAAGATAACTATCTTACATTAGAGGGTTCACCTACAGGATCTAATTTAAATAATACTGTAGTAGTTCCTAATCTAAGTAATATTATCACTATAGCTGATACTTATGGAGCTCCAGCAGGAGTTGGTGGTGATGTTGAATGGTACACTGGCTCTATATCAATATTAAGTGGATCTCAGATATATGATTTACAGGCTATTGGTATATCTAATGGTTGGATTCAACCTGGAGACAGAGTAGTAGTTCAAGAAGTATACTATACTGGTAATCCAGCTATAAATCAATTCTATGATCCATATATAGGAGGATCTATTAATTATCAAGGTGCAACAGAAAATTTTGGTTGGGCTAGCTACTCACCAGGACTAAACTTTACTTTATTTCCTATATATTGGGATATTCAAAGAATTCAAGAAATTGAAATGTCAAATATAGTACGTAGAAGTGCGTATTCTTTTGAGATAATAAATAATAAATTAAAGATATTTCCAAATCCAGAAGTAAATAGTACTCTTTGGATAAGATACTCAAAGAAAAGTGAGATTGGAAATCCTATGATAAATAGTCCTTTTTCAGGAAGTGCTAATCTAGTAGCAAATCCATCTCAAGCACCTTATGGGACTATTACATATTCTCAGATTAATCGCCCAGGTAGACAATGGATTTATGAATATACTTTAGCGCTATCATCTGAATTACTAGGACTTGTGAGAGGTAAGTACACACAAATAGGCAATCCTGGATCAGAAATGAGTCTAAATGGATCTGATCTAATACAAAAAGGACAAACAGCACAAGTGGCACTAAAAGAGAGACTGAGAATAGAATTAGATGATATGACAAGGCAGGCTCAATTAGAAAGAAAAGCAGCAGAGGCTCAATCTATAAATAATACTTTAAATCAAGTACCTCTATTGATATACATAGGATAAAATTTAATATATGCCATTATTTGGATCAGTTAGAGATATAGGAACAATGAAAAGAATTTCCAGAGAGTACATGGAAAATATTATTTCTACGTCTATTGGATATTATAAAATTGTACTTAAAGACACTCCAGTAAATACATATGGAGAATCTTCTACTAAAACTTATATTGGACCAGTTCTTATATATTGTCTTGTGCAAAGATCAGATTTTCAATTTAATCAGACTGAATTTGGTCCAGATAATACTGAAGATATAGAATTTAGATTTTTAAAAGATCATCTTATAGAGGCTAATGTAGTTCCAGAAGTGGGTGATGTAATTATGTATAATGAGCTCTATTATCAAATTGATAATGTAAATGAGAATCAACTTATAATGGGCAGAGATAATGAATATGCTTATAGACCAGGATATGAAAATTATGGATCTTCATATTCAATAATACTAAAAGGACACTATACTAGTCCTGATAGTCTAGGTATAAATATAAATATGATATAATGCCAGGAGGAATACAACAAACAAGACCAAAGAATAGAAGAGAGTTTATGCAAACTCTACAAAATCCCTATGTTCCTGATGCTGGACTTATTGAATCTGTATTTACTGAACCTCAAAAATTAGGACAACCAGAGTTTAATAGAGCATATGAATACTCTTTAAAAAATGATACTGATAAAGTATTTTCTATAGGCATAAAAGATATAGATGATGCTGTAATGTACTATTTTAATAATATATTAAAATTATCAGTAAATCAAAATAATTCAAAAATAACAATACCTATATTATATGGAACTCCTGAAAATTGGAAAAGTGTACAGTCAGACGGGTATTATAGAGATCAAAAAGGAAAATTAATGGCTCCTCTTTTGATGTTTAAAAGAAATTCAATAACTCAAAATAGAAACTTAGGAAATAAACTTGATGGAAATAAATCAAGGAATATTCAATATTTTCAAAAGGCCTATACTCAAAGAAATAATTATAGTAATTTTAATGCGCTAAATTCAAGATCTCCAGAAACAGAATATATAGCAGCTATAATTCCAGATTATGTCACAGTAGAATATGAATGTATAGTGTGGACATATTTTGTAGAACAAATGGATGGAATTATTGAATCTTTAAACTTTGCATCTAGAAGCTACTGGGGCGATCCTAATCGCTTTCTATTTTATAGTGCGATAGAAACATTCAATGATACAATATCTTATGATCTTGGAGACGATAGGCTGGTTAGAAACAGCTTTAATCTTACATTAAATGGATATCTTATTCCAGATACAGATATGAGTAAAATAGCAGGTGCAAGCAGAGCATTTGGATTAACTAAAATTATATTTGGTCTAGAGACAACAAGTGGCACAGAGACAGCAACAAGCAGAGCAGCTGCAGCAGCGGCATCAGGAGTTAAATCTGCGCTAGTTAAAGACTCAATAAATAATGTGTATAATATAACAAATAATAGTGGAGTTGATGTAGCAGTAGTACATTATCTAGCTATAAATACTCAAATAGCGGCCACTGTAATTACTGATAATACTGCACAATTTAATGGAATATTTGCAGTAGCACCTGCTGGGCTACCACCTACTAGTATTGATAATTTTAGTTTTTTTATCAATGGTACTTTTATAGAGAAATCATCTATAGTGTCTTTTACAACAGATGATATTTCCACATCTACACTAGTAGTAGATACAACTACATTAGGTTATACTCTTTCAAATACTGACATTATACTCGCTATAGGTAAATTTGCATAAACATGTCTAAATTAAATAGTAAACAATTATTCTATCCTTTAAGTGGATCATTTACGGGTTCATTATTTGGTACAGCATCATACACTGATTCATCTAGTTATGCTATAACATCATCATATGGGTTACAATCATTAAGTGCATCTTATTCATTATCGGCTTCTTATTCAATAAGCTCTAGTAGAGCACAATCTGCAAATACCGCCTCATACTCACTTAATGCAGTAAGTAGTTCATATGCATCTAGTAGTCTAAGCGCCTCTTATTCAATATCTTCTAGTTATAGTTTAAGTGCTTCTTATTCTATAAGTTCATCACAAGCACAATTAGCAAATACTGCTAGCTATGTTCAGAATGCACAAAGTGCATCTTATGTTTTAAATGCAGTGACGGCATCATATGTACTTAATGCTGTAAGTAGTTCTTATGCAAGCACAGCCTCATATGCTCCTAATTACACTCCAGTTAGCTTTACATCTTCATATAATACTGGATCTTTTACTGGTTCTTTTATAGGTATTCATACTGGATCTATACTAGGTACAGCTTCATATGCAACTCAAGCACTTAGCTCATCTCAAGCTCAAAATGCAAGTA